ATCTTCATAGCACATGATGAACATGCACCAGCACGACAAGATGAAGGATGATCTAAACCTGCTTCTTCTAATGCTTCTAAAATAAAAGTATCTTCATCACATTCAAATGTTTCCTTAGATCCGTCAGGGGATTGAAGAGTAATCGTTGCCATAGTAGTAAATTCCCAACCGTATTATATATCACACTTATTGCGAATAAATGATACACTATTGAGAATGGATCTCATCTACTCTTGCAACAAACTTCCAGTTCGAGTTCTTGCTGCAACAAACATATTCTCTATCTCAAGAACATAGTTGCTATTAATAAGGACACGCTTTGTTTCCGTTACTTCTTCCGAATAAAATTTCGGAGGTTGAGGGTCATGTAAGTTATCTCCAGACATCTTTGTATTGTTTTGAATTCTACATAGTATTTTATATGGAAATCCTAACAAATGACGTTTATTTTATAATATCTTTCGTTTTATGCAACGTTGCGTAATTTCTTTAAAAATCTCTTATTACGCTTCTTAATTTGACGCAAACGAGCAGACGCAAGACGAGATTTAATATTTCGTCCCTGCTTCCTAGGAGTTTCATGGCGTTTAAGACGCATCGGTCTGCCTGTTTACTATGGTGAGTATAGGATATTTATGCTACTTTGTCAACTTTTGCTTCTTCTGGAGTAGACTCCATAAATTCTTTCTTAAACTCTTCCACCTGTGAAATTACCTCTTGATCTATTGGAGGTCCATGTTGTAAAAGAGGTGATAATAGTACTGTACATCCATCTGGACGCTTAATTCTCCATACAGTACGATTCCTTTCACACATGGTAATGAGAAAGGGTAAGTTACTTTGTGCTTCTTCTTCGGTTATATCTTGTATATCGGTCATTGGATAACTGCCTCCTCGACAATATAGGTAACCTCCACACCGTAAGGAAGTACCTGCTTGATTAAATCTACTGTCTCAGCAAATCCCTGAGATCCTTCATCATCCCATTTCCATTTAATTATCTTATTGTCACCTTCATCCGAGATCAGAGTAATCTGTCTCTTAGAGAAATTAACAATGACTTCTTCAAGAGCTTCGTCATCCATAGGAACCTCGTTTATATACTCATCATACCACAAGTCGATCAGGATGTCAACCTAATTCAAGAAGATAGTTGCAGCAGTCAGTTTCATAACTGCCCCTGCAGTTAGATTCATAGCAGCACCCGCTTTTATAGACGCTGCTGCAGATGCTTGCATGTAAATTAATCCAGCAGCAACATTAACGTTATATGCACCTGTAAGTACATTCATATTATATCCAGTAACACCACATGTAGCAGAAATTGGTCCAGAAGGATTCCTTATAACATGCCTTGGAATAGCATCAGTTGCAGATCCAGCAGGAAGCATTGTTGTAACATCAGATCCTCCAATAAATCTTCTAATACCAGATACAGCAGCAGGTCCCATTGGAGGGAAGTTAATCATCTCATAAAGACTAGTTGCAAACAATTCAATAGAGTTGTCACCAGCAATCAATATTTCTCCACCAGCATATTTCTGTACTGTTGAGGAACATTCCATTGAACTACCAGTGATCTTAGTAGACTGTGAACCAATATCAAGTTCTGCTCCTTGGAAGGTTATCTTAGCACCTGCGGAAGCAATATCTACATCAGAACCAAAGTTGATTGTATGCTTTTGAATCTTAGTATTCTTCTTATCACCTTTTCTATCAACTGACTTAGGTGCACCCTGAGCATTCATAAAGAAACCACCACCAACATCCAAATGACAATCACCAGTAACTTTAAGGAAATAGTCACCATGAACTGTTTCTACCTTATCCTTCTCAATGTTTATACAATCATCACCTTTAACATCCTGTGTACGATTACCTGCCCAAGTAATATGGTCAGCAACTAAGTTACCTCTATCACCTGAATTAGTCTTACCATTAGTTTTAGTATATGCTTCTTTAGTTTTCTTAATTAATGAATTTCTTACAGCAGTAGTCAGTCTTTCACCTATCTTCTCCTCTTCCTCTCTAATCTTTTTCTTTGCTGCTGCTTCTGCTCTCTTACTGTTATTACTATTAACAGAGAAGTGAGTTGAACCACTAGCTAGTCTCTTCTGAGTAATCTGACCACCTGGATTACCTATGTGTAAATCATAAGCACCATCTAAGAAAGTTTTTGCAGCAGTTAGATAAGGATCTGCCTCTTTTATAAGAGTATCAAAAAGACTACCACTCTCTTTAGCTTTACCACCACTACATGATGGTCTACCACCACCTTTTATATTATCAATATTTGCTAATTCTTCTGGTGTACAATGTGTTACACCTAATAATGGATACCAACCAACAGTATCATTACCACCATCAGGTTTTCTTCCACAATCACTTGCAAGGAATCCAATAATCATTGAAATGATTCCTGTTATACTTGCTTTACCATTCTTAATAAGGTCAAACCCTTCAGCAAATATTTCAGAACCTTTTTGCCATGTATCAATAATCTCCTTTGCTTTACCTACACTATCAACAATACCCTTAACCTTATTAACAACACTAAGAATGCTATCGATCATTGACTGAACGTTACATACAATACTATCAATAGTATCTTGAACGCTTTGTACAACAAATGCTACCTTATCAATTACACCCTGAAGCATAGAATTCAACTTCTCTTGAATCATTGCCATAGGATCTGCTATCCAAGACAAGATATTAGAGTCAAGCATACACAAAGCTTTTAGTATCATTTGTACTGCTGTCTTAATGATACCGAATATCACCATCGGTGCACCAGTCTTCGACCCAAGAATACTCACAAGTTTTAGTTGATCTGCCAGATTAGCTAATGCCTGACGCATTGCAGATACAACTTGAGCAAATATAGCACCCAAGAAATTCTGAATCTTAACTGTAAGTTCCTTTGCTTGTACTAATTTACCACTAACAACATCAATAAAATCACCATCCTCACCCTTAATTAAAGTACCAGCACTATCAGCAAGATCTTCTACAAGATAATTTAACTGATACTCCATCGTCTTCCAAGGTCCACCTACACCATTAGCAGCAGGTCTTGGTTGTGATGATAATTTTGGTGCTATGTTACCCAGACCTTTATTGGATATATTGTTAGGACTCGCAGGACCATTAGGTTCCGCTTCATTAAAATCAATATTGACACTACTATTACTATCACCCTTATGATAACCTTCTGCTTCAGTTTCTGCTAAGGACTCGTTTGGATATAATGGATGTGTTGCAGCAGGAGTAGGTGCAATTCCTGGTTCCATCCTCTTACCAGTAAAGGCAAATTTCTTATCTGTCTTAGTCTTATCAGACTTCTGAACTCTTAATACACCAATGACAATAGGCATTTGAGCACTATCACCATCCATAAAAAATCCCATGACAATAGCACCTGGTTGTAATTGACCAGATGATTCACCTTGCTTATCATTACCCGCTTGTGCGGTATGTTGCATTACAGTAGCCCAAGGAAGATACTTAGTAGGAAGATCTGCTGTAGTACCACCTCGTACGTTGGTATAATATCCCAACACACGACACTTAACCCTACCTAACTTCATAGGATCTTCGTGGTCTTCTACTTCACCAACCCACCAGTAAAATCCGTCCTTTCCAACGAAATTAATCGACGGTTCTGAGGTTATGCCATCAATGGTGTCAATTGCCATATTATTATTGTACCTTATGTTTTATTTATGTGACACGAACAAACTTGTATGTTCCATCATCACCCCAAAGGACATTGCCCTCAGAATCTGTTGACTTATCCTTAGTGAATAGTTTATTACCATAAAGATGTAATTCAGCATGAACATTAGTTTCTTCTCCATCCTGATCTATTTTACTATCAAATGATCCAGTCCACTTAGTACCATCCCACCCCAGTCTCATATCACAATTATCAAGTCTTTTCCAATTAGTATATGTTCCACCGTGATGTTCAAGAACTACTTCTACGTCAGATACTATTACTAGTTTCTTCTGTACCTCAAGATAAGGATCAGGTTCATCTCTATAATGATACGCAGCATGATATAATCCCAATCCTCTACCAGGTTTCCTTGTCCAATGTAAAGTTACCTGTCTAAACCCAGTAGGATTTGACTGTGCCTGAGATTTATTACTCCAAGTGCCCAGAAGAAATGCTTGAAAATATTCACTCATACCATTTTACTCACTCTCTGATCAAAATCATACATTATGTTGATTGACATTATATATCTATCTTCATCAGAATGATTGGTCTCTGTCTTATGCTTTAACCAACCAGGAAATAATAACACATCATTAGTCTCTACATCAACAGTATGCCACTTTAATCCAAGACTATCATAGTTACCATGCATAGGTTCAGCACACTTGTATATCTGCATTGGATTTTCTATCAATAAATTTCCACCTTTAGGTGGTACATTTAGATAGCATGATACAGCAACAATAGCTCTATTGTGCATGTGTTCTGCAGTCCATCCTCCTTTGGGATGTACATTAACCCATGACTCTGAAATATAATTCTTTACTCTTGGTTCAAGTCTCCAAGTTTCCCATATCTCTCCAATACGAGACGGCAACCACCCCTGCACAAAATCTCGGAACTCTGTCCAAGTGTGAGGAGGATGGTATTGAGTACCCATAAGAACAACACTAGTCTCCGCACCATCTCTCATAAGAGGTTGCGGGACATTATATTGTGTTGTAATATCCTTTGCTATCTTAAGATTATCGACTATCTTCTGCTTATTCTTTTGAAATTCAAAATCATACTTCCCTTTAAAGATATAGGGAGCAGGATTAACATAATCTAACATAAACTTCAATCATCATAAACTAAACATTCTGGTTCGTCTGGATTCTGGTCGCAGAATAGTTCTAAGCAGTTAGGATCATGATGATCTCCTGCTACGATCTCGTCATGATGATGCTCTTCATACTCAATAAGATCATGTAATTCTTCTTTTATATGCCTACGTGCTGCAGGATTGAGTTGAGGATCATCAAGGAGCTCTTTATCGTGCTCAATATGTTGTTCGATTGTTGTCATAGTTTTCTCCAACTATACCATAATATTTAGGTCAATCAACTACTGAATCAGGTTTTCCATATATTGTATCCTTAACAAGGAGCATTTTAGTGACGTACCGTAGATTCATGTCTTGTGACTCATGTGCTAATGAAGCTATAATATAGCGTCCGCTATACTTTTTGTCAACCGCAATAGTATCACCAACTTTACCTGTTGCAGGAATAGTAACATAAACACCATAACCTACATATAGATCCAGATTACCAGGTACAGTAATCTCTAATCTAATATTCTTCAAAGATTCAATACGCATCCATTGATATGCTTGCAACTCAACGAGTTGTTCATAATTCTTTTGAGGATTCTTCTTAAACTTAGGATCAAATATCTGATTAGGTAATGCAGTATACCGTATTCTCTTAGGATAGTCAAGCAAATTCCGAATACCTTTATCCATTAGAATCATTGGATTCTTATCTTTAGTAGTTCCAAGGTGAGACATCTTTGGCCATATCTCTTTATTACTATACCTATAGGTATCAGCAGATATATCCTGACTAACATCAGTTCCTACCTTAGAGTTACCAAGTGTAGTTGGATCAAAACCTATACTATATCCAGACCAAGTACCATGCCTTAATCCCATAAGATAACTTCTTTCATCAGGAAAAACAACAGATTTAATTTTCCATTGATCTTGATCACCATCATCTATACTCTTAGGAACATATTCATAAACATGTAGTTGTGCATCACCAGTAGAAAAATTAGTCTCTGCCTCTGCAGATTGATCGTTAACCTTCTCAATCATACCATCTATAGACTTAAAATGATATCCCAAGGCATTTTCAAAGAACGCATATGCATTCTGCAATGTCCCACCTTTCTTTGCCTTACGAATAGTACGCTGACCTATCCAATAGATAAGATCAAATGGTCTCCAGTTTGATGCTATAAATTGATGATTATTAATAGACTCATTTTCATCAGTAAATACTTTCTTCTTTGAGTAAATATAATCTTTACCTGTCAATAACTTTTTAACAATAGCCTCTGCCTTAGTACCAGTTTGTGTAGCTAAGTATGCTGTCTTTTTACTTAAATCCTTTCTCTTACCAAAAATTACTTCACTATGACCAAATATATTAACAGTCTCATTCTTTAAAAATTCATCAGTAGTAGCCTGAACTATAAAGATATCAGACAATTGGTTAGATCGTGAACGATCTTGTATATCATAAGTTCTAAAGAAATAACTCCTATCTAACATTTGACTTCTAATATCCAACCTCCACATCTCAGATCCTGTCAAAACAGCTTGAAGACCTAATGAATCTCTAATAGCAAAACTTGCTTGAATAGCACCATGAGTAATACTTGTATATACTTCCCAACCACCTAAAAATTCATTAAAATTCCAATTACCATCAACTTCAACACGCTTACCATCCCTATAAATTGAGAGGGCAAGTTCAACTTCACCTACCTGATTAGGTTTAAGAGACCCTCTTCTATTTTGAACAGCACTACTCATGAGAATAAACCTTTCAAAGGATTACTAAAAGAATTTAGCATACTAACTGCTGTGCCCCATATACCACGATTACCAGCACTTCCACCTCCTCTTGATCTTCCACCACCACCTCCACCAACTATTCTTGGTTGATTTGCACTAGCAAGAACTGTCTGAGCCTGAGCATTAGCTTGTTGTGCCCAACTACGACTCTGTGAATTTTGTTTTTCAACTGCTGCTAATGCTTCTTGGACAATTGCTAATGTCCTCTTATTCATTTGCATCCTTGCTTTATTTCTTTCTTCTGATGCTTTCTTAATTCCTCTAGCATCAGATGTTCTATTAATAGTAACACTTGGTTGACCTGTTTTTCCCCTTGGTAAATTAGGAACAGTATTATTATTCATTGAGTCAATTTGTCCATCATTTTCCCTTCCACTAATGTTAGCAGGATTATAAGTAGCACCTGGAGAAGAAGCATACCTTCTATTACTTGTTTCAGTTCCTATTAAATCTGTTGCAGATTTATTACCAGCAGTATTAAATACATGGTTACCAAACTTAGTCCTATTAACATTCTGGGATGGATCATCCTTAGCACTAACACCTCTAAACCCAGTAGAAGCAAGTAATTTATTGATTGTAGTATCATCATACCCTGCTGCTCTAAGTTGATTCCTAAACCTTTCTGTATTCAATGCTAAATCTATAGCTTTTTGTGCAGAAGCAAGTTGTCCAGCGGACCATTTGTTATTAATAGAACCATCTCTAGTTGGTTGATATTGATTATCTCCATAAATGATATCTGTAAGACTTTGCCCTGCTGACATAAACAAACCTGGATTACCACCCTGTCTAATAAGTGCTTGTCTCTGTAGAACAGATCTTGCTACTAATGCCATTCCAGTCACACCCTCACCTCTTGCCTCAGCAAGTACTAAACTTCTAAGAAGATTCAATTCATTATTAGACATCATTCGTCCATGATATCCTTCTGCCTTTCTCTTTCCTGGATTCTGCATAAAATTACGCATCATCTGACGTAATCTATCACCACCAGACCCATCAGGATCATTTTTCTTTAACTTAAATAAATCCCAAACTTCACCAGTACCACCCCAAGCAACAGGACCACGAGCACCTGCAGCTTCTGCTTCTGTCATTACATTCTTACGTGTAACATCCTTTCCTTCCATTCCCCAACCCATACCAACTTTTGCTGCCTCTTGCATCATACCAATTAATTGAGAAGATGTAGGAGGAAATTCTTCCCAACCTTTACCACCCATAGCAGCAATACCAAGAGCTATATTACTAGATCTACCTCGTTTCGCTACATCACCATAGTCTATATTCTGTGTCCTCTTACCACTACCTCCAAATACCGTATGATACCTACCCTTAGTATTGGAATAGTCACCACCAGTCCAACCCAATGTTAATGTTTTATTACCATCCTTCTTATTATTAGCTAATAATCCACCAGCATCACGTTCGAGTCCACCTAAATGGTAACCCATCCTCTTAGCTTCATCAAGACGATTCATCAAAAGATTAGGATTATTTCTTGTAGCCTTAGTATCAAAAGGAACAATGTATGCTGAACCGTCACTCTTTCCTCTTGCTACGTACTCAGTACCATGTCCGATAAAATCGATATTGGATCCATCAAGACTAACAGGATATCCAGACTGAGGTCCACTTATCCATCCTCCTTGAGAGAAATTATTTAAAAATCTACCAAATGCTTTTTTCTGAGTTCTCTGATCTTCAGGAACTCCCATTTGGATTTCATGAATCTGCTTTTTAAGATTTAAAATTTCACGATTAGTCCTAAGATTATTAAGATTGAAGGTATTCCCTATTAATGACCATAAACTTTGATCCTTTACTGAATCTGAAAGTTCCTCAATTTTTTCATTTAACTTATTAACAGTCTCTAAATCTTTTTCACTAATCTGTCCTGTTTCTACTTTATAGTCAAATCCTTCTAAGTTTTTTTCATCAGCACCAGGTATCTTTCTACCTTTCCACTTACCTTCTCCTTTTAATCTGTCTATCTGATTATTAATTTCAGAGATCTCATTATTGAGATCCATCCTTCTCCATAATTCATGCCAACCAAGTTTATCACGTTCCGCAATTTTCTTTGCTTTCTCCTCTTCCAGTTGCTTTATAGTATTCATTAAACCAACTGCTTCCACATTTTCATCTACTTTATTGGTAGAACTAGACTTAGCCATCCAAGGGAATAACTCAGTTAACCAACCACCAGCAGTGAATAATAGTCCAGCAGTAAATAAGAATCCAATAGGACTAGCTGCCAAGGCTGCAAAATCTTTTGCTGCAGCAACAAGACCAGTCTTAACAAACTTTCCTATCGCTACTAACTCTGCCTTAGACTTTGCAATTCTAAAAGGATTCAACCACATCATTGGCACTGCCAACGTTGCCCATCCTATTAAAAATTGTGCAAGTCCACCCAACCTTTCCATCCAAGTGGCATCATCTCGAAGCATATTATACAGACCATCAAGAGCATTAGTGACACCAAACTTAGCCCAACCAGCAATTGCTTTAAAGACATGTCCTAATGCTACAAGAAATGTTTCGACCTTTTTCTGATTATTAGGATCAGCAAGCCATTTCATTATCGGAAGGACAACAAAAAGTCCTAATAAACCTCCAAGTAAATTAAGTAAAGACTCTAAGAATCCAGGTATCCTACCCTTCTTTATCTTGTTCAGAAAACTGAACATACTTTTCCTCTTTTTAGGAACAGTATAATCAGGTTTAAATTTTACTCTATTCTTTCTCTCTTGTTCTAACCTTGCAAGGTTAGTCTTCTTAATATCAACTACAACACCTGCAATAGAATTAACCGTCTTACCAAGATTATTGACTGCAGCAACATTAGACACCATAGTCCTAACCATAGGATTAGACTTGGTTGAAGTAGCACCCGAAGGTACAAACTTATACAGATCAATTTTAGAACTTTTCTTTACAGTTGCCATTAATGATTACAGCTCCACAAGGTTATTTATTATCGATTCATCAGACGTTGAGCAGCATCATATACTATAACTGCCTTTTCCTTAACTTCAGGAGCAATAACAATTTGATCCTGTAATATTGGCATGATGATTGGCATAATTTCTATTGGTTCTTCAGATAGAGCAACAGATTTAGCTCGTTCATATAGACTCTTACCTTTATCAATTGCTCCAAGTGTTTCAGGACTAACTCCCAACTCACCTGCAAGTTCTTTCAATCCAGTATATTGATCACCACCACCAAGTAATCCCATTGCAGACTTATATATTCCTCCCAATCCTTGTCTATCTGCAAGTTTACCTATTGCTTGAGTAGGAGAGAATTGACCTGAGAATATATCACTTATACCAGGAAGATTGGTAAATCCAGGTATACTTGCTGCAAAGTTTGACAGACCAGGGAACATATTACCAAGACCACCAAGATGATGCTGTTGCATCCAATCACCAAACTGTGCCATACGACCACCTTCACCAAAGAATCCCCCTTCACCAAAGAGTCCTCCTGGTTTAGTCATACCAGTCATATGACCAAGTTGACTTATAGTACCACCCCATCCTTGACCAGTCAGTCCACCATAAACACTCTTACCCAATTTACCAATATCCGTCTGCATGAAATTATTAAATCCAGACGAGATACCACTAACCCAGTTAGAGACACCAGTATAAGCATTAGCAACTCCTTGACCAAAACTACTCATACGCAAGTTCATTAACCAATTTGGTGTGTTTACTACAGACTGAGCAGTAGAACCAATAGCAGCAAAGTTACCTAAACCACCTGCAATACCACTAACTGCTTGCATAATGTTGCCATTAGCAATTCCCTGAACACCATTGATAATAGCCATTGGTATTTGCATACCAGGAATGAATGATAATGCCGTGTTTACTATAGGATTACTTGCTACCTTACCAACAGTTTCAACAACACCACTAACTGCCTTACTAACACCATTAAATACACCACTAGCAACTTTCTTTACACCTTTCCATATTCTACCAAAGATAAACCCTGGTAACTTATGTAATCCACCTTTACCCCAAAGTTTCCACCAAGGTTTTTTCTTTGTTTCCTTCTTCTTCTCAACAACTTTTGTATCCTTCTTTTTAAAGAGGTTACTAAACCAATTACCACTAGATTTCTTCTTAACAGGAGGTGGATCCTTCTTCTTCTCTTCTTTAGGTTTAAAGAGATTTGTAAACCAATTACCACTACTACTATCGTGCTTCTTCTCCTTCTTCTCAATTATAGGAGGTACTTTTTTATTATCTAACTTACCCTTCTGTTTTATAGCATACTCAAGATCATGCTCAAGCATTTCAAGTCTTCTATCATCCCGATAGTTCTTACTACCAGAAGTAAATCCTAAATGCCACCACGGAGGTTTTGATTTACCTAGTTCAAGTTCTACCTTCTTCCTACGATCATTGATAACAGCTTCAACACCATGTTTCTGTATCTGATCTCTAACTATCTTCTCACCAAGTCTATCAAAACCCCACTTAACACCAGCATCAACAGTCATATCAGCGAGAATACCAATACCTAATGAAGCACCACCTTTTGCAACACCCTTACTAACAGAACTTGCTCTCTTCCAAGTCAATGGATTTTTAAGAACGTTCTTTCCTTTAGTTAAGGTAGACTTGAAAAGATTAGTTAAATTTGCTTTAGGTTTTGCTTTAAAAAGCTTTACCTGGTTTTTTGTTGTCTTCCAAAGTTTATCCCACTGTCTCTTCGCACCATCCTTTAACCATTTATTACCTTCTTGCCAGAATTTCCGTTTTGTTTTTATCTTAAGATTTGAACTACCTTCAACACTTGGAGCTCTACCTCTTGTTGCCCCAAACTTACCATCTTTAAGTTTAAGATTTCTTGGTTTAATACCCTTTGAGGATTTCTGACTCTTTAACCTTTGCTTATTCGCACTTGTCTTCGACTTACTACTATCAGCACTAGAACCTGCACTAATTCCTTTTGCATTTGGTTTACTCTTAAGAATAGTAGTAACATTCTTAAGGAACCAACCAATAGATCCTGATATAAACGCTAAGGAAGATAATGGATTGAATATCATTTGCAGCACTGCTGCTGCTTGGACCAGATCCCATAATCCTGAGATTCTGTCTCCTATGGTACTTTCTTTCCCTAATAACTTAGCATAACCACCAATTATCTTCTTCCCTACTAACCAATTAAAGAAATCATAAAACTTCTTAGTAACAAAATGAAGTTTATGTAAAAATACCTCTAATTTCTTTTGATTCTCTTCATCAGCACACCACTCCAACATCTCCTTGATGATTGCAATGGATCCTAATTTTATGAAGAATTCAAAAATGGGCATCATTGCCTGTGCCCAAAGTGGAAGTGCACTCTTCAATGCATTTCCAACCTTAGACTTACCCAACATCTTCCGCATTCTTGACTTACTGACCTTCCCCTTATCGGCTTTACTAAGGTCGTTTATCTCTGCATCTTCTTCTGCCTGTTGGTCTCTCTCAAATTGTGCTCTTTTACGTGCCTGTTTTGCTTGAAATTGATCTTCTTTAAGACGTGATATCTCAATATTTTCAATATCTTTAATGACATTACCCATACCAGTCAGGGTTTTGCCAAGACGATTATATCCTAAGACTAATTTTCTAGCTACAAGGGATCCATCACTGGCATTATCTTGTGCCATGCCAGGATTGATAAACTTGTATGCTTCGATCTTAGCCATTTTGTCGTGCTTGTTGCTCTTTTGCTCTTCGCTCTTCCTCTTTGAGGAATTGCATCAACAAATTCACGTATATCTCCTTTTCAAAAGGAATCATATTATCGACATAATCTAAGTGCCACTTATGATGATGCATTAAAGCGAAATTACCTTCATAATAAGCTTGTAAATTGGTATGAAGTAGAGCTATGCGAAAAAACTCGCTAGTCCCTCCAATGTTACATCACTTTCAACACCTGTTTTAGGGTTCTTAACCTTAACAGTATGTGATAGTTTAGGCATAGTTTCAAAGAAATCTTGAACAGCCATAAACTGCTTACTACTTAAGTTTTCAAAGAATTCAATAATTTCAGACTTAGGCATATCAGTACAATCATATACCTGTTCTGGATCAGTGATAGTTTTTACACAATCTGCTGCCATTTCAAATACTTGATCAGCACCAAAGGAATCATCATCTCCAATGAAATTCATTTCAACGAAAGTTGCCATACTGGGATATTGCATCTCCATGACAATCTCATCAGATAATCTAACCTCTGTCTTATGCTTTTTATTCTTTTGAATTTTAATATCAGCCAAAGGTATCTTAACAGGAACTTGAGTCTCATTATCATCGGGACAAGTTAGACTGAGTTCAACACTCTCTCCAACAGATTTTCCACGAATTTGAAGAAACAAATATTCAATATCAAAAGTTGCCAAATCATCCACTGTTGTTAAATCAGTGCAATTTGTAATAATATCTTTAATAGCAGTAACCAAATCTGACTGTTCACCAGTTTCGGTTGCTAAAAGAAGCAACTTTTCTTCTTTTACAAGAAAAGGTCTATAATTTACTACCTGTCCAGTAGACGGTAGTTTCATTTTGTACTTCGGTACGTTTAATTTAGGTAATGCCATAGGTATTCAATTCAGTATAATTATTTATCAAGCCATATTAGAGGAATTTGTAAAGAAGTCACCAACATATACTGTTCCGTAATTATCAATAAAGTTATTAATACTTGCCGTACCAGCTCCATCCCAGTAACTACTATTGGGAATTTCAACCCATTGTCTAACATCGGGCTCCTCAAATCTAACTTCAGGATAGAATCTATATCGTTCATAATAGAATGATACACCAATAGTCATTAGAGATGAAGAAGAGTTATTTAACTGAGCACTACCAATATTATATGGATAACAATTTCTCAACTCCCACATGGCAGTAACCTTATTCATCCTTCCAAAATCATTAAAAAATTTCTTATCAATATCATCCTGATGTCCTGAACCAACTCCCCATGCACCAACCTTCTCACCACCACCTCTTTCATACTTGTAAATTCTTATATGAGGTGAAACATAATTATTATAAAATTCTGTATATTGATTAGCATCATTAGCTATTTTACTAACCCATCGTTCAAAGAACAACCTTGTTAGTTGTGATTCTGGCATTACGAAGTTAACTTGGAACTGACTAAATGCAGATCCTGTAGCATATTTAACAGGAGATCCCACATTAATAGCCTGACCAGAAGTAACTTGCTTACTTGGAAGACTTACACTCGCTGCATAGAAATCCAAAAGTTTTTCTAAGTCACCAGTCTCTGCCTGTAAATCAGCACCTTGATGTGGTCCCATCCCTCTAGAGAAGATAGGAGGTGAAGCAAACCTAAGAGAAAATAAGTTAGTATAACTCGGAGTATTATCTTCACCCCGCATGAAAGCCTGAAACTCCTGTAAGGAGTTATATCGTGCATATTGCCAATGAGGTGCTTGTGCCATTAGATCCTAAGTTCTTTTTCTGTAATTAACATAAATTCCATTCCATAATCTTTACAAAACTCAGTTGCTGCTTTCCACTTTGCTTGATTAACACCCCAAGTGAAAACTTCATTAATATATGATTTAGTCATTCTTTTTTGAGTTTTGGGTTCTTTAGTTTGCCTAAAAGGTTTAACTTCAACGATATATTTCTTACCTCTCACCTTTACATAAAAATCAGGGTAATATCTATGTCGTTTACCATCAACAGGACTGATATAAGGAATAGCAATCTCTTCACTACCCCATTCCTCTACTACTGAGCGAGAATCACACCACTGCATAAATTTATACTCCCAAGACGACCTAAAAACTACATTGCGGGAATCCCCTTTGTACTTAGAGGGTAATCTAAGGCGATACTTACCTTGTAAATATCTTTTTTTTCGCATAAATAAGTATAGGTCACATAGTATTTAGTTAAAAAGTGTCAGGTAACCCTATTTACAAGTATCCCTTAAAACCGCCCGTCACGATGACTAATGGTGATTGGGACAACAGAGATGCAACAAGTAGTAATATTAATGCTGAGGCACCTACTGAAGCTATAGACTATCTTGTATTAAAACGGTCAAGAGTAAGATATTCTAAGACCAAACACACAACACACCATTCTGTTGGTGTTGATTCTACAAATGCACCACTTCAAGGTCAAGTTGAAAAAGAACGTAAACCTGGATGTGTATACCTTGCTATGCCACCACAGTTATCAACAGCATACCAAGCATCTTATTCTCAACAGAATTTAGGTGTTGCTGGTATGGCAGTCACTGACATGATTGGTAGATCAGAGGATGGTTTTTCAGGTATTTCTCAAGCATTAAGTGATGCTGCAGGTGCCAGTTTACCAGAATTTACAGATGCTTTAGCAGCAGGTGTATTTCAATCAATGGGTAACGCACTTGGTCTTCAAGGTACAGTTGACGCTAATACTATTGAACAAATGGCAGCAGGAAGGGTATTTAACCCCTTTAGTGAGCAGATATTTAAAAGTATGGCATTTAGAACCCATAGTTTTAACTTCAAAATGCTGGCAAGAAGTCAGCAAGAAGCAAGAGAGATTAAATCAATTATTCAATGGATTAAAGAAGGTGCTACTCCAGAAATTCAAAAAGGAGATAAAAGTTCAATGGGTGCCTTATGGGACGCAACCGAAAACAAAGGTAAACATAAAGGTTCTTTAACAACAGGATCTGGTGACAGTAAGAAAGATGTAAAAAGTACTTCAGGACAAGTTACAGATAAAGCAAACGATGCAATATTCAGAGCAGGAGTGGCACAAAGATTCTTCAATATACCAGACCATTTTGACCTCAGATTCGTTAGAGTTAATCCAACTGCTAGTCCAAGTAACTGGTTTAACCCTATGAATGGTAATTTCCAAGACAATACTGGATATCAAACTATGCACTTCAAAATACACTCATCATTCTGTAATGGAGTTGGTGTAAATTATACTCCAGATGGGCAATATACATCATTTAAAACATTTGATGGTAGTATGATTCAAGTACCAGCAATAAACTTAAGTCTTTCATTCATCGAAACAAGACTAGTCAGCAGACAAGACGTAGAGATAGGATTCTAAAATGTTTTTTCAATACTTACCAGATGTTTATATAGGTGAAGGAGTCAAAGATGACGAATCCTTTAAATACCGCCTTGTTAAAAATATCTTTAGAAGAGTTAAAGTAAGAGAAGATCTCGAAAAGCATATTGCTAGCTTTGAGACATATCAACTTCAAGATGATGAAACTCCAGCATCTTTATCATATAGACTATATGGAGATGTTCAATATGACTGGGTTATTCTATTATGTAATAATATCACCGATTTCTATGAAGAATGGCCTAAAAAGCATTCAGACTTAATAGAATACTGTGAAAGTAAATACCAAAACCCAGACTTTATACATCATTATGAAACTAAAGAGGTTTTGTGGAACGATTTAGTTTTCATTAGAGAAGGTATTCAAGTTAATGATTCATGGAGAACTGTACTACCAGATGGTATAACTAAAACAGCAGCAGAATCAAGAGATCCAATCACTAACTATGAACATGAATACTATCTAAATGAAATGAAAAGAGGAATCAAGATTCCAGGATCAAAGATGTTCCAAATAATTACAGATGAATTTGAAAACTTAGTTGCTTACGAACCTCATTCAGAACTTGATGAATATGGCAATAAAAAAACGCCCCTAAATGTGGCGCAGAGATTCTTGGATGTTACTGGATATGTAACTGGAAGTATTAGTAGAGATGATCAAATAGGTACAGTCACATCATATGACTACGGTCCAAGTGCAACACTTAATACCGCAGGAGTTGCTACTGTTACAACCAGTCAAACTGTAAACGTTTAGTCGTCTTGAGGAAGACCGTGAGATTGATAGTCGAGCTGTTCCTCTAAAAAGGCAACTTGCTCTAGCAATTCCTTATTTTCTTTCTCTAATTCCTCAATATGATCCTGATATACTGTTAGCATGGATTCGTATTTTTCATTTTGGAGTTCGAGTTCGTACCATGATTTAATTTCATTGTACATTGCTACTTAGACATTTAAGGTTTTCTTTATGTCCATCTGGTAACGACCAGTTCGACTGATTGGTCGCTATTATTGAGTTCTTGACTTTCTATCTCAAACCCTTCATCCTTTGCAGCAGCAGTTATTGCTTGAATTGCATATTCTTGTGATACTTGCTGCAAGAACCTTTCTACAGGAACAGGTTGATTCCAAGTTTGAAGATCTGTTACGAGTTCGTAACTTTGCGTAATCTCATTCCAACGAAACCCAATATCCTTTCCTACAGCGATTTCAACATGAACTTCTTCATGTTCGTGATCTGTAGGATTTTTTAATTTCTCATCAACGAACACAGGATGCCCAATTAGCATAAGTGCCTGTAATAGCGATTTACGGTCTTTAAGTTTGGTTTTGATCGTGCTGAAGTGTGACATTTTCCTTTTTTTGATAATATTCGGACGTATGGATTCTGCGGGTTAAATCGCCAAGTTTCGCTTCAAGGTCTTTAGTGAGATTTTCGCAAACATCACCTTTTACCCCATCTACTCGTTCTTCGACTATACCGTCTTGTCGGATTTTGAATGTAATTGACTGTTTGTCCATAAAAACCTTTTTTAGTGAAAAATTTGCCGAGTTTTTTTTGCGACTTATTTGGAATTAAAAGTCGAATAATATATCAGCCTTGCCAGATTAAATCAGGCATTGCCTGTTGACCTGGTCTGTTAACAAATAATAGTATAGCATACCCTACAAACCAGATGATATTAAATAACCATGCTTGTCTCCAGAAATACTTTCTTATTGCCATAGACCTAAGCACTTGAGGTGCTTTGTCCTGTGCTCTGAAGATTTGTTCTATTATCAATGCAACAAAGAACCCTATCACTAATGGATAGAATACAAAGTTTGCAAATGACATGATTGAGATTAGAAAAATCATTTTTTAAATACACCTAATTTAGATAGTGCCCACATTGTAACTATTGTCCAACCTATAATATACCACATAATTTATCTCCTTACTACAAGACCACCTTCATCATCATCTTCTTCCTGCCAAGGATCTTCGACTTGACCCTGACTAATACGATTCTTTAAAGATTCGTGTAAAGGATCTGCATCCTTTGTTTTAAAATCAACAACTAATAACTCATCACCTGGTTTGACCTCTGCCATCTCTGGATGCTGAACTTTAGTAACAGTCCTGTTTCTCACATTCATGTTAGTATAGTTTCTAGCCCTTTCACGTTGCTCTGCAGCGATAGTCCATCCCCTTGACATTTGCCGTATGGCAATTACAAATAGGACTATCCAAACAATAGAAAATAACATATCGGTAAACGGATTCATCGGTCTCTTAGGTGTTGGTTGAGTAAATAAAACCACACAACTCCCATCACTATAATAGCGAACATTCTAATAGAACTAGGAGAAGTATCAATCATATCCGTGGTATATATTTAGCCCCCTGTTGTACTAATGGCATTACATCAGTCTCTACCTTCTCTACAATCTGATCTACTATACTTACATCTAATCCAGCAAAAGGTGGTATGATACCAAGTATTCTAAGGAGACCATCAACAAACAGTGCAAGACAAGTAAATCCTAATATCATACTAATGATAGTAGCATCACGATTGTGCTTACGCATGGATGCTTCATCAATCGCTCTCGCCTCTGCAAGAGCATCAGCAACCATCTTGTCCACCTCTACTTTAGTGTAAAAATCTCCTAAGATTGGTATATCATGCTTGTCCATCATCCTCCATCAATGTCACATCCTATGACACTGCCTGTAACTACTCCCAAAGGAATTGCCCACCAACGACCATCACCTTGAGATAGTGCTGCACCAGCACCTCCACCTAATATACCACCAAGGATTGCTCCTTCTTGACACTCGTTACCATCAGGTGATGGTACATGTTCACGTCTTATTACAGGTTCTCTGTAAGGAGGTCTTGATGGTCTTGGATGCCATTGATTTGAACGACATGGTACATCAATAGTTTCTTCCCAGTTTCTAACGTAACCTGGACTATTTCTTGTGCCAGGAACATACTCCTCTCTATACTCTGTACGAGTACATGTTCTGTTGTAGGAATAACCTGGTTGATAGTGATCTGCTAATGCTGGACTAACTGTACCAACAGCAAGAGCAGTCGCAAGTAATACTTTCATTGCAGTTCTTTTTATTATGTATTAATTATAGCATGAAAAAGGGGGTGTGTAACCCCCTTATGTGACAGTTTCCTATCAGTCCTCTTCTGCTAACGAAGCAAAATATGATAGCGTGTCTTCTTCAGCATTCACTGGTGAGGAAGCAACTGCTTTCTCCCTAAAGTCACTGACTTCTTTACCCCAGTTGGCAGGTCTAACCTCTTCTTGACTCTCATCAACAACAGGTGCTGTACGAGTGGGAGCACCACCAAGTACAGTACTTAAACGCTTCTTAAGATCCTCATAGGACTTAAAGTTCTTTGGTGCTTCAAACTCAGCAAGTGAGTATGCTTTCTTCCAAATCTCTTCCAACTGATCATCATCAAAACCACCTAAGGTTTCAGGTGTAGCGAACTCTGACTTATCATAGTTCCAATATCCATCAACTTTACGTATCTTAACCTTAAAGTTTCCACCCTTCCATAGATTGAAAGGATCTAATGGAGACTCGTCTGCAAAAGCAGGTTGCATTGCTTCAACTATCTTATCAAAGATCTTCTTACCATACTTGTAAAGGAATACTCTTCCTTCATTTTCTGGATGAGCAGGATCTGAAACAACATAGATGTTAGAGTAGTAAGAGAGTTTTCTCTTCTGTGCTCTGGCAGTTGCCTTATCAGACTCACGTCCACTGTTCCATAATTCTCTGTTCAGTTCTCCAACGGGATCATCCTTACCAACTGTAGTAAGTGAGTTCTCGATGTACCACTGACCTCCTGGCCCCTTAAATGAGTGCGACCAGATCTTTGCCCAAGGCATGTCCTCTCCGTCTGGAGCAGGAAGGAAACGAATTACTGCGTAACCGTTACCTGATTTATCTAACTCAGGTTTCCATAGACGCTCATCAGCACCTGTGGTCTGAGGTTGGTTTAACTTTTCAATCTCTTGTGTTAACTTGGCGAAGGTATTTCCTGCAGAGGAAGCCTTCTTAAGTGAGGCAAAAGACATAATTGTATTCTCCGTATTGTGTGTATTATTGCTACTGTGTGATCGTAGCATACTATTTATAAGATGTCAACGTGATTGTTCTTGTTTCCAAGCCTTGTCAAGGGTTACAATCATAGCATCCATGCAGTCCAGTAAGGTCTGGTATCCAAACGCTTGGGACAATGCATCAATTCTCATCTTCATATCTGCTGCTTCTGCATCACCTGATGTAGTAGACAGAGATAGTCTAGTATAAAAGGTCTTCTGTTTATCGATAAGACCCTTACACTTATTAATGTGTGCTAACTTCTCTTCCTTATTCATCTTAGGAAGAGCAGCAGTCACAGCAGCAATCTCCTGATATGTATTGAAAATATCATGGAGATTCTGCTGTACTTGTTCTGACTTAAAAAATGTTCCTTGTGTCATAAAGGTAATACCCCTTTAGAAGATGCTTTCATATAATTAAGTCGCTGTGCTTCATGTTTCAATCGTTCTTTCAATGGTTTAGATACCAGTTTAGGTACTGTCTCCAATTCGATTTCATTTTCTTGACAGTAAGTTACTACTGCCTCTATGTAAGAGATCAATCCCTCACTGGTGTGAACTAGTCGTTCTATCTCTGCCGAGAACTTGGTAGGAGTTAAAAATTTATCATCTAATTGTTCTTTAGGCATTCTTACTCCTAACAAATTCCTCGATGTAAGATTTAAGTAATTGTAAATAGTCATCAAGATTGTACTTCTCAAACACTTGTACAGACCCGTCTTCAACCGCAATGAGTGTGACAATTTTCTTTACCTCAATACCAGTACGTTCTAAGAACATGGCTGCGTATGCAGTTTCCTGAACAAAATAATGTTCAACCCAGTCCTCTTTCTTTTCTTTAGTAGAGGTTTTAAAATCGATAACTGCTAACTCACCATCAAATTCTGCGATGCAGTCTACACGACCAGCAAGACCAAGATAATGTGAGTATAGAAAAGTTTCCAAGCAGTTTATTTTATTGATACGATTGAGTGTATCCTTCGCTGATTGAAACATTCTAACAGGTAATGGATTATTTTCCAAGTAACTGTTAAGATTTAACTCACCTTTAAAATAGTCTTCAGTGATACTATGAAATGTAGTACCTCTTTGTGTAGCTCTAGCAGTGATTCGATTAGCCTCGTCTTCACCAATTTTCTTTCTCCAACCAGCGAAGAAAGCAGCGTTCTTAAACGATGTGATTGAGGTAACACTCGGATAGTATTTATCAGCACCAG